TCAAAACAATTCTGGAACGGATTAACCGCTCTTCCCTACTACTGGCTCGTACTACACATGCGAACTCACGTTGTTGGACAAGACGAACCTGACAAAGTCAGAGCCGTTTTTGGATGCCCGAAGCTTCTACTACAAGTAGAACTCATGTTCTTTTGGCCGCTACAAGCGACTTATTTGAACTCGGACTCCGGCAGAATGTTATGGGGACGAGAAATCATCCGAGGAGGATGGCGAAAGCTATTCACCGAGGCTCACACAAATGGACCACCAAATTCAATTCTTTCAGCAGATTGGAGTCAGTTCGACAACCGACTACTTCACCAACTGATTCGAATAGTACACAGAATCTGGAGATCTTATTTTGACTTCTCTCATTACGAACCGACTTCCTTTTATCCCAACTCAACTCCCAAGAACTCTTCTAAACTTGACAGACTCTGGAAATGGATGACAGAATCGATTCTCAACACACCAATTCTCCTACCAAACGGAAAATTGTTCAGATGGCTATACAATGGCTTTGGCTCTGGATTTCAACAGACTCAGCTATTAGATTCCTTCTGCAACGCTATCATGCTTACAACATGCTTATCAGCGCTTGGTGTCAATATCAACAGTCCCAACTTTTGGGCACGATTCCAAGGCGACGATTCAATCTCCGCTTTCATGGAACAGATGCACCGACTGTACGGACCACACTTTCTTACGATGCTCACACAAACAGCAGAATACTATTTCAATGCAAAGCTCAGCCCCGACAAGACTTCCTTTGATCACGACATGAACAAGATTTCAGTCTTAAGCTACTTCAACCAGTACGGTTTACCTTACCGCACAGACGAAGACTTACTCAGACATCTCTACTTCCCCGAACGTTATCAGGATCTCCCACGTCTCGCTGCTTCTTGCTTAGGAATGGCTTACGCTAATTGCGGAAACTCACTTCGTTTCCACAACCTATGTGAATACATCTTCAACAAGTTAGTACACGACAAAAAGATTCAACCAAACTGGCACACACTAGATTGGATGATCAGATCGGAAATCTTTCCGACGATAGCCGAACTTCAAACAGTCGACTTTCCTTCGATCACTTCAATTCAAGCCATGGTTTTCTCTCACCATCCGCGAACGCACTCACAGCGTCACAGACAATGGCCAACCGAACACTTCCCTAGAGGCAAATTTTACTTTGTTCTCGACGTAGACCCTTAGTTTCGGATTTTTTCTACATTTATTTATGTTTT